GCAATTTCAGTTACAGTAACAAGTGGCGCTCCAGCAAGTCCAAGTTCGCCGGGTGATGTTGTAGTTCAGGTTGCGGCAATATTAGACGATGTAGGTTAATATGGCTGTTCATGGATTAACGGTAAAAGAAATTCTTTCAAGAGTAAGGCAAGTATTCCCTAATATAGCTGAGAACTATGTTATCAGTTTGATAAATGATGGTATAGTTGAAATGGGAAAATACAACTCTAAAGTAGCTACAGCTAAAATAACAACTGTTGCAGATCAAATGTATTATGATTTGAGTGATGTAGCAGAAGATTCATCAAATAATAAACTTGAGGTGAACAAAATAACACAAGTATTTTTGATGGACGATGATGGTGATTATATGAAAATACCAAGATTATTAAATACAGATTTACTATTAGCAGATGCAAGTAGTGAGTCTAAATTAAATGTACCGGATTCAAAATAATGGCAAGTAATATTAAATATCCAGAAGATCAATCATTGTGGTTTATAGAGGGTGACAACTTAGCTCTAATAACAAATGTAGATAGTTCTGGAAACGCAAACACGACAGATAGAAAAAATTGGAAGGCTATACAGGAAGCCGTTACTGATGGCATTATGATTAAGTATAATGCAGAACCTAATTCAGTATCAAATCTCTCAGATGAACCCGACATAGATAATTCATGTCATTCTGCTTTAGTTGATTATGTAAAGTCTAGATTATATTTAGATAGAGCTGGAAGCACAGAAGAGCCGAATGCGGCAGGAGCTGCTCTTAGTTTATCACAACTGCATAGTGGTAAGTGGAATGATATGGTAAAAAGAATGGGTATGAAAAAACGAGATAAAACTGGAGGAACAAGATCGGTTGTTCCACATGATTTAACATAACATATTAAAATAAAAAGGAGTAAATATGAAAGTTAAACTAATACAAGTTGTAAATAGTTCGGAAGCGTTTGGTAAAATAGCGCAGCAACCAATGAAAGCCGCAGTTAGCTTTAAAGTTGCAAAGAATATTAAGAAGCTTAGTGATGAATTGTCTGTATTTGAGCAATCAAGAGGAGACTTAATTCGTAAGTTTGGAAAAGAAGATAAAGAAGGAAATGTAGCTATTGAGCCTAATACAAAGGAAATGGCAGAATTTCAAAAAGAATTAAATGATCTACTCAATGTTGAAGTAGATTTAAATGGGTTTAAGAAAATAAAACTAAGCCAGTTATCTAAATGCGAACTTTCGCCACAAGAAATGGCAAGTTTGGAGTTTGCGATACAGGAGTAAAAATATGGCAGATATAAATAAATTTAAAACAAATGAAGCTGTAAATATAGAAGCTGCTGCTGAATGGAATGTGCAGACGAGATTGACTATATCAAGTCAAGCTCATGTATATTCAGATGTTACAAGCGTACATCAGATAGGCGTATATAGTGATTCTGATGTAAAATTTAGATTTGATGCTTCCACTTCAGATACAATTAGTGCGAATGATGATCTAGTTTTACCAGCTCAGACACTTACGTTTGTTAAGATACCGCAAGGAGTTGGAGGGACTATATATGTTCACTTTAAACAAGTGTCATCAGCTGCCTCTAAATATCTTTGCTTAGTGCATATGTAAGGAGAATTTATGGGTTACGGACAGGTAATAAGTAAAAACTTTAGTGCCGGTGGAACCATGGGTGGCGACCTAACGCTTGATGGCGATTTAATCGTCAATGGAGATGGTTCTGGTAATTATGATGAAATAGTTAATGGTAATTTAACTGTATCTTCAACTAATAAGTTGGTACTCGGAGGAGATGGTAGCGATAGTTATATCTTTGAATCAGCAGCTGATGCATTAGATTTGTACGCAGGTGGCGTGCAGATGCTTCAATTGTTAGAAGGAACTTCTGACTATGTATGGATTCCTGTTGATGCAACAAAATTTGCGATAGGTGCAGGTAAGGATTTACAAATATATCATGATGGGAGTCATAATTATATAGATGCTGTAACTGGAGATCAGGATATTATATTTAAAGGAACTGATAGCAGTAGCGATATTACTGCTCTAACTTTAGATATGAGTGAGGCAGGAGCAGCTACATTTAATAGTGATGTTACAGTTGGTGCATTATTGAAGATGACTACCAATACAGCAGCTAAGATATTAGTAGCAGACGGAACTAGCTATGAAGAAGCAAGTATGTCAGGTGATGCTACAATAGCAAGTGGTGGAGCAGTTACATTAGCTTCTACAAATACTAATCTTACTACATTAGCAAATGTTACAACCGTTGGTGCTCTTAATGCGGGTTCTATTACAAGCGGCTTTGGGAGTATAGATAATGGATCAAGTACAGCAAACTTTGGAGCTACTACAGTTGATTCATTAGATGTTTCAGATGGTAATATAGCGAATGTAGGGGATATAGACGCGGATTCAGTTTCGGTAGCAGATGCAGCTAATGGATTAAATATAAATTTTAATGGTAATACTACTACAAATAAAATATCCTTAACAGACAACCTTGCTGATGCATTAAATATTACTGAGTCAACTAATTCTTACATAAAATTTGTAACTAGTAATTCTGGTGAAAAGATTGTATTTAGTAAGGCATTAGATATTGACGCAGCTGTCCAATTAGATAGTACGTTTACAGTAGGCACTGACGGGTCTGGACAGGATGTTACTTTTTATTCTGACACTGCGGGAGATTCTTTTGCTTGGGATTCTTCAGCAGAAAAGCTTACAATTACAGGAACAGATGGAGCTACTGCTTTAGATATAGCAGATGGGAACTTAGTTGTCGCTGATAATATTGATCTCGAAGGTAATATAGATGTAAATGGAACTGCAAATTTAGATAATACAGATATTGATGGAACACTTGTAGTTGATGGTACTAATATTTCTTTAGACTCAAGTTCAACATTGAATATTGATAATTCAAATACTTCTAATGGAGTCACAATTGGAACTGCAACATCTGGAATGCCAGTATCAATTGGGCATTCAACTTCAGAAACAACCGTTAATGACAATTTAAATGTAACAGGTATTTTAGATGTAACTGATGCAACTGATTCTTCGGATTATACTGGAGATACTGGAGCTTTGCGTGTTGAAGGTGGTGCAAGTATAGCCAAAAAAGTATTTGTGGGAACTGATTTAGCTGTTGAGGGTACTTCAAACTTGGATGCAGTGGATATTGATGGGGCAGTGCAGGTTGATGGCACTATTACTACAGGCGCAAATACAGATGGGTATGATGTTAAGTTTTTTGGAAATGGAAGTGGTAAATATATGCTTTGGGATGAAAGCGAAGATACATTAGAAGTAGCAGGGACTATACAAACTGCCGACCTTGTATTAAACAATAATAGAGGTCATTACCTTATTGTAGAAGAAGAAGAATATTTATCTATAAAAAATGAAAAGACAGGTAAACTATATAAGTTTGTACTGGAGGAAATAGATGGCGATTAAGTCAAAAATAGATGGTAATAGTAGAATATCTCTATCTGATGACCAATTATTTGACCAGTCAACTGCTAATGCAGGCGGACTTGATTCTACTTCTGGGAATACATTTATAGGATATTTAGCAGGACAAAGCGTTGATGATGGAACTATAAATAATACTTTTATTGGACATGGTGTTGGAGATGCTGGTTTAGCTAATGCTGAAAACAATGTAGGTATAGGAGCAGGAGCTTTGTCTGCTTTAACTCAAGGTGACCAAAATGTTGTAATCGGTAGAATTGCTGGAGCTGCTCTTACTACTTCTGAAAATAATGTTATAATAGGAGATGGAGCTGGGACTACTCTATCTGCCGCCATGAATAATAATGTGCTAATTGGAAGAAATGCTGGAGCTGCAATAGAGCATGCTGATGCTAGTGGAACTGTAGCTGTTGGGCATTTAGCTGGGACAGCTATTACATCAGCTCAAAATACTACGATTGTAGGAGCTTTTGCTGGTGACGCTATTAATACTGGTGATTACAACACTTTATTTGGTCATAGTGCTGGAACAAACCTTACTACAGGAAGCAATAATATAGC